GTAGTAAAGATTCACGGTCGGGAGTATAAGACCGTTGCGTTGAGGGTGGCGGAGTTCAAGGAGCAACATCCAGAGTGGTCTATTGTGACCGAGCTTGTATCCGCTGACGATGAGACTGTTGTTATGAAGGCGCTGGTGCTAGATGACTGCCAGCGAGTGAGAGGGACAGGCTATGCAGAGGAGAAAAGGTCGGCATCTAAGATCAACAAGACAAGTGCTATGGAAAACGCGGAAACGTCAGCAATTGGCAGAAGCCTCGCTGCGTGTGGTTTCGCGGGGACAGAGTTTGCTAGTGCAGATGAAGTCGCCAACGCCATCGCACAGCAGAACATCGACGAGCAGGTGAATGCTCAGATGGAACGCCTCTTGGCGCATAATAATGCCGTGAGGGAAAACTGGGACACAGTGTCCTACATGAAGTCTGCGTTTTTGGAAAAGGATGCGCTTGCATTCGCAGAGGCGTGGCTTGAGATTGAGAGCGATCAGGTTAAGGAGGCGCTGTATCTCGCTCCAAGCAAGGGCGGTGTTTTTACCACCGAAGAGAGAGCGTACCTACGCTCAGATGAAGTTAATTTAGCTAGAAAGGAAATAGTAAATGGATGAGTTAATCGGGGGGTTGTACCCTAAGAAGCGTGATGGTCAGCCTGACTTTGTTATCGGCAAGCTGTCAATTAATGTTGCGCAATTCCGAGAGTGGATGGCTGAGTATTTGAAAGCCAACCAAGGTTCTGAGTGGATCAACATTGATATGTTGGTCAGCAAGGCTGGAAAAGGCTATGCGAAATTAGACACATGGGAGCCTGATAAAAAACAGGAGCCTGAGTCTTCCGAAGATATCCCGTTTTGAGGTGAAAAGAATGGATGTAGGTAAACGCATCCGGGAACTGCAAGATCAGCGCGGGGTTTCTACCCGCGCACTTGCCCGGATTATGGAGGCGCACCCGAATCAGGTTGTGCGCTGGAGGAATGCAAAGACCGTCAAGGTCAGCGTTGTGGAGGATTTTTGTGCAGCCCTAGAGGTAGAGTTGCCGGATTTCTTTAATGACCATGAGCCGCTATAGGAGGGGGCTATGTCAGCAAGAGATATTCTGGAGCGAGTCCAGAAGTATCGAAAGTCAAAGGAGGGTAGCTGGCTTGCAACTTGTCCAGCACATAATGATCTAAGCCCATCACTTTATATAACCGAAAAAGATGACGGCAGGGTGTTGATCCATTGCTACGCTGGCTGCGGCGCATTGGACGTTCTGGCGTCTCTGGGGCTTGATTGGGATACCCTGTACCCTGACACTACCCAGCACTTTAAATCGCCCAGAAGGCCGTCTGCGGAGTCTCTGGAGGACTTTGTGGTTGAGCTTGCAGAACACGCCAAAAAAACCGGACAATCGCTGTCCCGGGAAGATAAGGCGCGGTACGCCTTAGCACTAAAGCGCGGCGGCAAGCCAAACCAGTTTGTGGACAAAGTATTTAAGGGGGCGACGGGTGAAGTGGGTAAAGCACGATACTGATGCACATAGGGACGCAAAGCTGCGGAAGCTGATGCTGGACTATGGCATGGAGGGATATGGGCTGTACTGGTACTGCATTGAGCTAATAGCTGGTGACGTTAGCGCAGACAAATACACCTTTGAGTTAGAGCATGACGCGGAGATCATCAGCCATGACACCGGGATCTCAATCACCAAGGTAAACGAGATCATGGCGAGGATGGTTGACTTACAACTCTTCGAAAGTGACTTAGGTGTAATTACATGCCTTAAAATTGCCAAAAGGCTAGACTCATCAATGACAAGCAACCCTGATATGCGTAAGCTAATCAGTAGGTTGCGGGACTTTGGTGAAGAAGACTCTACCAAAAGTCATGACCCTATCATGATGGAGTCATGCAAGAATAGATTAGATAAGAATAGAATAGAAAAGAAAGGGGCCAAATCTAGTCGATTTGTCCCGCCGTCAGTGGAGGAAGTTGAAGAGAAATGCAAGGCTAATGGATACCTGTTTGTAGACCCAGAGAGGTTCGTTAATTTCTATGCGTCGAAGGATTGGTATGTCGGGAAGAACAAGATGGTCAGTTGGCCTCATGCTCTAGGCAACTGGAATGCCAGCGAGAAGAAGCGTCAGCGAGGCAAAGCAAATTCGGAGTACATGGTATGAATAGAATCCCACGGAGGGAGGTTGAGGACTTTACGGACAAGGACTTGCAGGAGATTTACGCGCAGGTCGAGGAGCTTGACGTTGTTGGCATTGACGCATTCAAGGACGACTTCCTTGATAGCATTAGCGTCAAGACAGAATCCTATGGTACGCCATTACCTTGGCCCAACACTGACGACAAATTGCGACTCCGCGATGGCGAGGTTTCCGTTTGGGCTGGCATCAATGGGCATAAGAAAACGACACTGCTTAGTCAGATCCTAGTTCATGCAGCACAGCACCACCCGGTGGGCTTGGCTTCGTTTGAGATGCGCCTACAAGACACCGCAAAGATGATGTGCAAGCAGGCTGCGGCGGTTGACGTTGTTGCCCGGGAGTTCGCAGAGGACTTTATTGAGTGGAGCCGGGGCAGGATCTGGTGGTATCGGGCTTTAGGTTCTGTGACGCCACTACAGGCGCTGGGTTGCGTTTCGGCAATGGCGAAGCGTGGGGTAAAGCTGGTGGCACTGGATAATCTGCAATTCATGGGGGTGACAGATGACTCCGAGAGGGAGAGGCTGTTTTTTAATCAGTTAATTTCTTTGGCTGAGGCTCTGAAGATCCACATTGCTGTTGTCCACCATGTGAGAAAGCCGCAACAGGGCGGTGATGAGTATGTGCCAACCCGCTTTGACGTTAGGGGTGGCAGCACTATCACCGATCAGGCGCATCTGCTGTGCATTACATGGCACAACAAGATCAGGGCTACAGCAAAGCGTAAGATGGAAGACGGCTTTTCTCTGACCGAAAAAGAGGCTCTGCAAATTGCGGAGGGGGTTGACCAGCGGCTTATCGTGGCGAAGCAGCGACACCATAACTGGGAGGGAACGCTGGCGTTATTTGAGGGGCCGGGGCAGACCTTCAAAAGATCGGAGGGGGCGAACAACATCAGGGTTGATATACCAAGGAGGCAAAGATGAAGTGGGAGTCTGAACAAGTTGGCGGCAGTCACTACAAGACAATGAAGATTCAGCCGCTGGAGTACGCGCTAGAAAATGGTCTAGGCGTATGTGAACACGCGGTGGTCAAGTATGTGTCCCGGTGGAAGACAAAGGGCGGCATACAGGATCTTGAGAAGGCGCGGCACTACATCGACATTTTGATTGAGAGGGAGATTGCCGGTGGACAACGAAGATAAGGAGTTTTGGTGCAAGGCCGGACTTGCGGCGGAGGGGGAGTTTTTAGTTTCGAGCGGGATTAAGGGGTGGGGCTTGTGTTTTAACCCACTCAAAAGCGATGACCCATACACGCACGATTATTTTGGGATGTGCCAGATAGACATCAAGACAATCAAAACGCAATGGAGAAAATCTGAGTCGCTATTTGGCATCCCTCTAGAAAGGGCCATTTCAATAAACTGCAAAGATTTCCGTAGATATGGAAAGCTGTACCCGAATATCCTGATACTTTGCAACGTGACATGGCAAAACAGCGTTTACTTATTGACGATAGACAGAGCGAGAAGGCTAGTTATGGAGGGGAAGGCAAAAATGCACAGCTACCAAAACAGGGTCAATGACACCAAGGGAAACGCCAAGGACTCTTACATTTTTGATACCGCAGATTTGGACAGGCTCAATGTCTGAGTTTTGGCTGGTTAAAGACAAGGCGCAGTTGCGCCAGCGCATCGAGTTCTTTCAGAAGTATCTGGAGAGCGAATGGAATTGGGAGTATCCCGTTGAGTGGAAGGTCAAGCGGTATAGCCCAAAAAGATCCTTATCTCAAAACGCGCTGTTTCATGTTTGGTGTCGGGAGATGTCTGACCACTTCAAGGAAAGGGGTGCAGATATCACTGAAGAAAGAATGAAAGAACTGATAAAATACAAGATATTAGGAACGGAGGACAGGAAGATAAACAACACCGTCATCCCGGGGCAGGTGCGGGAGACGAGCGGATTAGATCGTGGGGAGATGATGGATTTCATGGACAAGGTAAACGAGTGGGCTATGGATCATGGCTTATTTTTATCTTGTCCCCAAGATTCGGAGTACATGAAACTTAAAGGGGGGTAGAGTGGATCATCCGCTGCTGGAATTTTGTACAACAGAAAAACAAAAACAGATAATTGATCTCATCGAGGTGCAGGGTCTTTCTTATAGAGAGGTCGCCAATTTACTCAAGGTTAGCCGGGGGACTGTCGGTGACCACTTGAGGCTGGTCAGGGATAAGGCTGCGCGCAGGGGATACAGCCCGGATCATGGATGGAATCATCCGGTTCCTGATGGGCATAAGATCAAAGGTGTATCTACGTTCTACGATGAACAAGGCAACCCTGTCCGCCAGTGGGTCAAATCTCAGACCGACGAGAAAAGACAGTTTGAGATATTGGTTGAGCGGATTGAGTCTGCACAAGAAGGCTTGACTAGGTTCAAGCCAGTAGCAGCACCGAAAAATGCGGACGAAGATTTGTTGACGCTTTTAACGATCACTGATTTCCATTTGGGCATGTATGCCTATGAAGCGGAAACGGGCGACGATTGGGATGTCCACATTGCCCGGGATGTTTTCCTCAACTCAATAAACGACATGATTAAGGCAGCGCCCAAGTCAGGGACAGGGATTTTGTGCCAGCTAGGTG